TAGGCGGCTGCCCAGCCGGTCGGCGGATCGGCGCGGCGCGCCAGCTCGGCCGCCGTGATGGCGAAGTTCCAGGTGTGCATCGACAGCACGTTGGCGCGCAGCCCGGGATAGAGCCGCGCGCAGGCGGCGGCGGCGAACGTGCCCTCGTCGAAGGAGGTGATCGGCTCGGTGCCGATCAGGCTCAGCGCGGCGGCGCAGATGCTGATGTCGGTCTCGGCCATCAGCGCTCGCGCATTGGCTGACCGCGCTCTTGATCGAGGCGGTCCTGGCGCGCGCCTTGGCGGCGCAGCTCCTCGCGGATGGCTTCGGTGAGCGTGGCGAGCCGCGCGACGTCGACAGTCAGCGCGCGCAGGTGAGCCTGCTCTTGTTCGAGCCTGGTGCTTAACTGCGTGACTGCGGCCAGGTGCTGCTGGCGCCACTCGGCATGCTGCATGTCCAGCCGGTCGACCTTGGCGGCTAGGCTGAACCAGGTGGCGATCCCGCCCAACAGGATCACTGCCACCGGGGCCCACTCCCGGATGGTCTGGCCGAAGCTGGGCGCGTTGGGGTGGGAAGAGCTGTTCATGCGGCGCGCACCAGGCCTCGGGCTGCGAGGTGTTGGGTCAGGCGGTGCTGCACGTGCAGCCACGCCGGCGAGGCGGCCTCACGGCTGTTGAGCCGGCCGAAGGCCGCGCGCAGGATCAGCAGCCGCTCGGGTCTGGCGAAGCCGCATTGGGTGTTGGCGTCGGTGACGGCGCGCAGCACGTCCACGGGGCGGCACGGGCGCGGTCGGGTATCGTGACGGCGCGGCACGGCGGCGAAAGCCCAGCGCAGCGCTTCGACGGCGGATGCAAACGGCTGCGGGGCGGCGGCGGCGCCGGGCTGCGTGCTGGTCTGGGTGTTGGCCATGCGCGCCTCCGCGGAGGGCGGGCGGGGACATCCGCCCCCGCCCGTGCGGCGATCAGGTGTTGGTGATCGCCTCGCTGACACCGTCGGTCACGTCGACGGACGTGGCGGTTTTGGTGATCACCGCGCAGCGCACCACCGACGAGAGTGCCTCGTTGGGCTGTCCCAGGTTGGTGACGATCACCACCCTGATGTCGTCGCCGATGTTGAGCAGGCTGCGCACCTCGTTGAAGTAGCCGACCGCGCGCACCGTGGTCATGGGGTCGTTGGTCTTGTAGCTCCACGCCATCGGCGCGCCGCCGATGCCGGGACGGGACCCGCCGATCGGCTGGAAGTTGGCTCGGATGAACGGCATGGGTCCCTCCTCAGGCTTCGGTGTGCTGGATCTCGACGACGCCAAGGTCGTCGATCGACACCGCGCCGGCCTTGAACAGGCCGTTGGCGAGCCACGAGGTCTTCTCGGGGATGTAATAGACCTCGTTGCGGTAGTCGATGCCGATGGCAAGGCCGATCGCCATCTTGTCGAAGGCGAAGGAGGTGCGCAGCACGCCGGTCCTTGGCAACCCGCCCTCGTCGCGCGCCTCCATCATGGCCAGCGTGAAGCCCATGTAGGTGTTGAGCTCGCCATTCACGAGCGCCCGGATCGTGTTGTAGTCCGAGCTGGTCACCTCCGGCAGGCTGAGCAGTTGCTCCAGCGCCTCGGCCGAGTGCACCAGGCAGCGCATCCCGGTGGGCACGGCGCGGTCGTCCATGAAGCGCTTGGCGCGGCGCAGCTTGGCCAGGTTCATGCCTGTGTTGGCGCCGCCGACGTTGGTGTCGATGTTGACGCTGGGGTTGGCGGCGTCCAGCGCATCCAGGATCATCTGATCCTCGCGCCGGCCGATGGCGGCGGCGATGTTGGCGGCGACGATCGGCTTCTCGTCGACATTCGTGGTCGCCTGGTCGAACACATCGGTGTATTCGGCCGCGTTCCAGTCGGTCAGCAGCGCCTGGCGCTTGGCGTAGGCGATGTTCATCGGCACGACGTCGGTCTGCGGCACGCGCGGCGTCGCCATGCCGCGGGCGTAGCGGCGGAACTCGCAGGTGTTGCCGACCACGCCCGTGCGCACGCGCACATGCGGGCGCAGGATGCCGGTCTCCTGGTAGGCCGCCTTGATCTGTTCGTCGAACTCGATTTGGGCGATCTGGGAAAGCTGGATGGACATCAGGTCCTCTCGCTTGCGTGGCTGGGTTCACGCGGTGCGATAGGCCCTGGCCGCGAGGGTCGGCCGCTTGGCCGATAGGCCCCAGGCTGCGGGGTCGATCCGCTGCCGGTCCCGCCGGCACGGTCGCGTCTGTCCGCGAGGTCGGCCGGGCCGGAAGCCATCCGCTGGACTGGGCCCGCGCCGCAAGGATAAGCGCGGGCCCTTCGAGGAGAGAAGGCGAACTCACGTTCCAGCAGGACGGCCGATGAGCGCGGCCGACTCGCGTCTACGCAGAACCACCGGCGGTTGTCAAGACGTTTCGTCATCGCGCCTGGCGCACGGTGCCGAGCTTCACCCCGGCGGCCTCCAGGCGGCGCAGCATGTCGCGGCCCCTGTCCAGCAGCGCGCGGCCTTCATCGGTCTGTTCGCCGCCGGCCGCGAAGCCCTGGCGCAGCAGCGCGCGGGCCTCCTCCTCGCTGCCGATCTCGGGCGCGGCGCCGGCATTGATGCCAAGCGAGCGTTCGCCCGCGAGCTCGCGCAGCTTGGCGAGCGCGCGCACACCGTCGGCCGTGCCGATCGCGCGCAGCGAATTCAGCTCCTCGGCCGTCAGCACCTGCTTGGCGGCCAGCCCTTTCAGCCAGGTGTCGACGCCGCGGACCATGGCCGGCCCCTGCTGGCCGAGCTTGGCCATCTCCGCCGCCATGGCCTGTTCCTGCGCCGCCTTGGCTTCCTCGGGGCTGAGCGGCCGCGCGTCCTTGGTCAGCTCGGCCAGCGTGGCGAGGAAGGGCTTCGCCAGCGCCTCGAGGTCGGCCTGGCTGAAGCCGCGCGCGTGCGCGGCCGCCGTGGTGACCTTCCACAACGGATCGTCGGGCTTGATCAGGTCGGCCGGGATCGTGTCGGCGGTCGGCAGCTTGTAGTCGTCCGGCGTCGGTGGCGGCTTGTGCTCGCCGCGGCTGACGATGCGGCGCAGATCGGTCTGGCTCTTGATCAGCTCGGCCAGCCGCACCTCGCCCTTCTCGGCATCCCAGAACTGGTCGGGCAGGCCCTCGGGACGCTGCGCGGCCGGCTTCGGCGGCGCCGGCTTCGCCTCCGCCTGCGCCGCGGGTTTCGTTTCGGTGGCCGCGCCGTTGGCGGCCGGGTGGCCGGCGGGCGGGGCGGGCGGCACCTCGGTGGCGGGGGCGAGGTCGAGCAGGCCGCCGGCGGCGGCCGTGTCGTCGGCATCGGTGGTGGTGGTCGGGATCATGCGAGCCTCTGCGGTGTGACGATGGCGTCGATGGCGCGCACGAAGGCCTTGCGGCCCTCGGCGTGCGCGGCGGTGGCGAGATCGTCGCCGGGCTGCCAGGTGGGCGCCTGCAGCAGCGTGAACTTCCAGTGCAGCAGCAGCGCCTGGCCGGCCGGCGTGGTGAAGACGGCGCGCACCAGGCTCTCGTAATCCTCGCGCTGCTGCTGCCAGGCGCGCGCGGCGTCGGGGCCGAGCGCGCTCATGCCGACCCCGCCGTGGGCTGACGCGCCAGCGTGCGCGGATCGGTGAGGTTGTCGGCGACGCGCGCCACGGCCGGGCTCTTCGCCGCCATCTCCAGCATCTGCATCTCCTGCGCCTTCTGCGCCTGCGCGGCGCGCTCGGCCTCGGTGATGCGCAGCACGGCGGGCACCGAGAGGCGCTCGGCGAGCCAGCTCGCCAGCCGCTCGGTGGAGATGCCGCGGCGGATGAAGCCCGGATCGAAGGCCTCGAAGGCCGCGCCGATCTGGACGTAGCGGGCGATCGTCTGCACCTCGGCCATGTCCATCATCACCGCCAGCGGCGAGGTCGGCACGGCGCGGATGCTGTCGTCGCGCAGCAGGTCGAACACGCCGGGCAGCACGCCCTCGTCGTCCAGGATGTCGACGATGCGGTGGATCAGCGGCCGCGTGCCGTCGATGTAGAGCCGCCCGAAGGCGCCGGTCTGGCGGTTGTATTCGGCCATGCGCTGTTCGATCTCGGTCGCCGACACGTTCGACCTGATCTGGTCCGGCAACGGAATGTCGAAGAGGGCGGCGCGGATGTCGCGCCGCAGCTCCTCGATCACGATCTGGCTCAAGTCGAAACTGCCCGAGCGCGGCAGCGGCGCGAGCGACGGCCCGCGCGGCCCGCCATTCGACGCCACCGGAATGATCGCGCCCGGGGTGAGGCGGATGGTCAGCGGGTTCAGCACGCCGTCGTCCACCGCCGTGTGCACGCCGGCGACGTTCAGCGCCGCGTTCTGCAGCGTCAGCTCCTTCGCCTTGTTCAGCGTGCGGATGTCGGGCAGCGCCATGGTCAGCGGCCCGTAGCCGTAGATCTGCCCCGGCGTTCGCATCCAGCGCACGATGATCCACGGGCAGGCGCGCGCGGCGCGGTCCACCACCACGTGCGTCCTGTGCAGCACGGCAATGCGCCAGGCCTTGCGGTCGTAGTCGTAGGCGGTGGCGTGCAAGAGCTCGACCTCGTCGTCGGGCTTCTGCTCCACCTTGCGCGCGAGGTCGGCGTCGAGCTCGGCATCGGGCCAGGTGGGGCGGATCAGCCGCGCGGCCAGGCGCTGCTTGTGGAACGCCGCGCCCACCGTGCCGAAGGGGCCGTCCTCGATCGCCACCGCGCCGATCGGCACGGCCTGGAAGCGCAAGGACGCGGCGCCCCAGCCGCCGGCGGCGCGGCCCGGCTCGACCAGCAGCGCCATGGTGCCGGCGGCCAGGTCGTGCGCGGCCTCGACGATGGCGAGGTCGAAGTTGCTTTCGCGGATGGCCTGGAAGATCAGCCGGTTCACCGCGTCGAGGCGGATCTGCAGCGCCTCGCGGTCGGCCTCATCAGCCTCGTCCAGCTCCGGCACCGAAAGGCGCAGCTCCGCCCAGCGTTCCTGGGCGGGGAACATCGCCTGCACCACGCGGTTGGCGAAGCGGGAGGTGCCGTAGCAGGCGGTGGAGTCGTAGATCGCGGTGGTGCGTTCCTGACCTTCTGCCTTGCCGGTGACGGCATCGCGCTGCGGCATGGCGAGCTCGACGATGTCGCGGAACGTCGCCATGTAGCGATCCAGCCGCGCGAAGGCCGCCTTCGAGCGCTTGAGCAGCGCCTTGGCCTCGGCCTCGGCGAGCGCGGGAAGACGCGCGCTCATCCGAGCTTGTCCGCGCCGGCGGTGGCGGTGTCGGGCACGCCGTATTCGGGGCCGCCGAGCAGGCTGACGCGGCCCATGCTGCGCCCCAGCAGGGCGCGCAGGCGGCTCTGCTTTTCCGCCTCAAGGCGCTCGGCGCGCTTGCGCTCGTCGGCGAGCTGCTGCTGCTGCGCGGCGATCAGGTTCGGGTCCGGCCCCGGTGGTGGCTTGGGCGACGAGAAGAGGGCTCCCATGGTCAGACTCCTGTGCGGCTGGAGGGAAGCGAGGTGAGCGGCAGCACGGGCACGGCGCCGCGGCGTTGCAGGGCGCGCGCGAGCTGGCGCGGCGTGATCACCCACCAGGCGCGCAGGCCGATGGCGGCCTTGACGATTTCGGTGCAGGTCAGCAGCGGGCGCAGCGGCGGGCGGCGATGCACGCTGGCGGGCGCGGACGGATAGGCCAGCGTCCAGACGGCGGCGTCGACGAAGTGCCGGGTCACCCACTCGACGGGCTGCGGGAAGTGTTCCACCACCAGGCCGCCGGCCAGCGGGTCGATGAACATTGTGCCGCCATCGGCAGCCGCGCACCAGGCGCAGACGTGGCGGTAACCCGGCCGGGTGAACCAGCGCCACCAGCGCCAGCCGCCGCGCGGGGCGATGGCGCTGTCGACGGTGGGGAAGCCCACGAACCACATGGCGCGCTCAATGCCCCCGGTGCAGCGGATCGAGCGGCTGGCCCGCCTGCAGCGCCGGCGCGATCTTGTGCAGCCAGCAGGCAATCGTCACCCGCTGCTGCTCGATCGGGGTGAGCTGGTCGAAGGACAGGCCGCGCGTGATGCGGGATTGGATGCCCGCGTCCGGGTTGCGCCACTCGGGGGCGCGGATCAGGTGCCGGCCGGTCCTGTCCCACCAGGCGCGGCCGATCGCCACCAGCTCGCCCTCGGTGACGCCGAGCACGCGGCGCGCCTCGTCGAAGGTGGCGAGCTCCTCCGGCGTCAGGTCGGGCACGGGCAGGTATTCCACGCCGCCCGCGCCGTCCTCGGGCGGCACCGCGACCGGCGGGGGCTTCATCGCCGCGCCGTCCCGGCCGGCTGGCCCGGCCCCTGCGGCAGGGTGGAGCGCACGCGCAGCGGATCGGCCGCATAGGCCTGGCGCACCAGTGCCTCGGCCATGCTCTCGGGGCTGCGGCCCTCGCGCGCGGCCGCCATCAGCAGCCACTCGTGATGCCGCGGCTGCAGCGTGATGGTCACCGTCGGGCGCGGCGGCGGCGGGCCGTCGATGAAGTCCGGGTCGGCCGAAGGCGGCAGCTTCTCGCCTGGCTTGGGGTCGGCCTCGTCGGCGAAGCCGACGGCGGCGGGCTTCGGCTGCAGCTCGCCGTCGCTGCCGCGGCGGTGGTGCGTCTGGCCGGGGTCGAGCTTGATGGTGGTCACGGGCATGGGCGGGTTCTCCTCACGGTCGGAAGCCGGTGGCGGCGACGATCGGCACGCCGAGGCGCATGCCGGCGCGGGGGTCGCGCGCCCTGGCCTCGGCATAGCCGCCGAGGTGCAAGAGCGCGTATTGCGCGCTGTCGGCGATGTGGCTGGCGTAGTTCGGGCTGTGCTTGTCGGGCACGTCCTCGCGCCGCCACTGGCCGGGGCCGACGGCGATGCGCCGGAACCGGTAGTCGGCCTCCAGCGCGCGGCGGGTGCGCTTCATGGTCGGCGACAGGATCAGCCCGGGCGTGGTGCCGTCGATCCACGTCGTCAGCGGGCGGCGGATGGCTTCCAGGCGCGGCGCGATCTTGTTGGTCGGCGCGGCGAAGATGCGGATCTGCGCCACGCGCGCGACGGTCTCCATCCAGTCGTCGTCGCCGGCCAGGCGGTCGGCGCCGTAGGCGGCGGAGGGGTCGGCCACGCCGACGATCAACTTCGGATCGACCTCGCGGAAATCCCAGGCCAGCAGTTGCGCGAGGTTCTCGCCAAACCGCCGCGGGCCCATCACGAGGTTGTTCACCGGCACCAGCTCGGCGAGGCCGCGCCACTGGCCCGAGGTGTCGCGCTGCCAGAAGGTGGCGGCGGGCGTGCCGCCGGCGTCGATGCCGATCACCAGCG